ACTCTTTTGTCGTTTCTTTGTTTCTACTGCAAAGATAAGCAGTATGCGCCAATAATAGCGCATACTGTTTATTCAACGGCAAAATGCGTGTAAACACGGGCTACTCCAAGATAACAAGGCTATCGTCAGCATCCAGCTTTATGTGCGCAAACTGCATCTGCGGAAGCGAGATAATGCCTTGTATCTCTATGCCCGTCTGCGCCTTTATGCTGTCAATAATGCTGCTGATGTCGGCAAGCAGGAACTGCGTGAGCACGCGGTCTTGCAAGTACGCAAACGTGTTGCAGTAGTACGCCGTAAACTCACCGCCAGCTCCTACGAGCTTGCTGCCAAAAGGCTTGCCCTTGACAAGCCCGTACTTCTTGCGAATGTCACGTGACAGCAGCCCGACGGTTGCGCCCGTGTCAAGCAGCAGGTTGGCAGGCTTGCCGTTAAGCGTAGCCTGCACAATAAGCCGCTTTTCTGATAGTGATTTTATTTCCTTCATATCTTATGGTAGCATGTACTTGATTTCAAACCAAAAACCATAATCATCGTTTGGCGACATATCATCACCTACAACAAACTGCACATACGTAGATGTTATCTGCTGTATGGTGACCGTCGTATTGTGGTTGCTGCTGTCGTAGTAGCCGTTAGCAGATGCGATGATCCCGCTTGAAACAAGACCAAGGTTAGTCCAGTCGGACGGGAATAGGACACGGTGTATGCCCTCCCCTATCCTTCTAACAGTGGGTGTGCCGCTGCTTCCGCGTACACCGTTTGCAAAGGTTGCAAGTGTGTCGGTGTACGTGCTGCCGTTATGCGAGCAGGTAATGCGGCCAAATCCCAGCGTGACAATAGGACGTAGCAAGCTTCCTGCATGTACGACACTTAGCCCGTCCGCTGACAGCTCAAATCCGTTTTGCTTTGAGTTTGTTCCGCTCCCGCTTAACGTTACGGCCTTGACGAGCATACGCCCGTTTGTGTTCATGGCTGCAAAGAAGTTGTTGAGCGACGAGCCATAGGCGACACCGTTTGCGAACAGACGGGAGAGATAGATGTCACTGACATACGGAACGCTCGTAATATTCCAGCTTGCAGACACGCTACGCACAGCAACGCAGTTACGGAAGACGCAGCCATAGTATTCTATTATGACTGAGTGATAGCCAGCAGGCACGTCAACGCTCGTACCATTCATCGTTATGCTTTTTGAGCCATATCCAGATTGGCTGTCAAGAGAGCTTACAACAGCAACGAGCTTGTTTGTCTTAGTAATTGTACGTGCGCTGTCCGAATACGTTCTTAGATACAAACATATTCTTGCATAGTTATCTACTCCAGGCTGCATTTTGTCAGATGAGCCGTTGTGCGTGTATTGCGAACCGACAGCCGTAAGAGTGCCGTTGACAGACACGCGGCAAGCATTGTTGGTGTCGAATGTGCCAAGGGTACGCGTGCCGCTCATTGTGTTGTCAATGACTACCGAACCGCCGTTGCTTGCAGACGACGAACCCTGCTTGTTACTGTTGAGCGAAACACTGCCCGAAGTATCGCCAAACAACGCAGATAGGCTGCTAATCGTCTGTCCGTTGATGTTCGTTACAGGTGTGCCGCTTTCGTTGTAGATACGTATCTCCCTCGCGCAAGGGTCAAGCTCAATATGCTGTCCGCAGTCCGTGTCACTCGTGTACTCGCCAAGCACCTGCCGCCCATCCTCCAGCACTTGCCACGTGTAGCCCTCGTCGTGGAACATCTGGATAATGCCGAGCACGCCGTTGAGGATAAGCTTCTCGTTGGCAGACTTGAATACGCTGTTGCTGGCAAGGAAGCCGCCAATGTTACAGTTCGTGCCAATAAACGTGTTCGTCAGCAGCGTGCTTATGTTGCTGCCCTGCTCCCAATAAGTGTTACCGCCAGCAGACGGAGCATAGCCGTTTGGCACGGTCATACCTTTTTGGCGCACAAAGAAGCGTTTCCACTCACCACTTACTTCATAAGCCACGTAGTCTCGACGTGAATCGTTCCATTCGTAGGGCGTTTCGGGAGCTTCCACAAACACGCCGCAGTCATTCGGGAAACCCGTTTGGTCTGCTGCCATGTCCGCTGCATCGTTGTCGTTGGTGCAGTAGGCCGTAGCCTGCGTGCCCTGCTCCAGCTTGGGCATACATACCCACACATCGTTTGAAGCTTGGTGCATGCGGAACAGCACACGTTGTATTGCGGAAAGAACTGTACTTGACAAGCTGTTTGTCTTGAACGTCAGCGTGTGGCGCGTCCATACTTCCGTAAGCAGCCATTCGGCATTATTGTCCGTAGGCGAGCTGCCTGCTATAAGCTGTCCGTCCTTGATACGCCCAGCCGTAGTGTCTATGCAGGTGTACGTTGACTGCGTGCCCGTCGTAGGATATAGGTACGTCACAAGCCGCATACCTCTGTTGATGCGATACCAGTTTATCGTAACCGTTTGGTCGGACGATGCGCCACTGCTGTAAGCGTAGGAAGTTATCTTGTACAAGCCCGTTGACGGTGGCGTAAACTTCACGCTCTTTGATGTGGAGCTTGTTGCTGTAATGGCAACGCTCGTCGACCAGCCCCAATCTTCCAAATACACGAACACGCGAAGCTCCTTGCCCGCGTTGCGTGCAGCAGTCGAGCAATAGCCGTTGATAGTTAGCTCACACTCTACGCCAGCCTGCAAGTAGCATGTTTCTGTAGCGAAGCCGTATTGGTTGCTTGTTACATACTTGTTTAGCTGCACATACGGAGCTGCCTTTGCCCAGAAAGAAAGTGTGTACCATGTATTGGCAAGCAGCGGCTTGTCGCCGTTTGGAACGGAAACGTCCTGCCCGAGCAGTTCTTTGTAGTCTTGCGTGAGGTCGGGCACGCCTTTGTATGCGCTACGCCCGTCCATTCCGTTCGTCGTAGCACCGTTCTTGACTACCCACTTATCCATGCGTGACGAAACGAAAGCCGTCTGCTGCAAGATATTGGCACGTGTCTGTACAATGCTGCTTATTCCCTCGCCCGACACCTTGAAAGGAGTGCTCCATGCAGTAATAGCGCCTGCGCTGTTGTACGTCTTTGCGTTTGACTGCCAAGTGTACATCTTGCCGATGATAAACTTGGCGTAAAGGTCGCTGCTGCTGTTTGTGTAGCCACGCACGTACACAATGCTGATGAAATGCGTGCCAGCTGTAGGCACGGTTATCTCAATGTCCTGCGTGTCCTGATTGCTGCCGCTGATGCTGCGCAGGTAGTTTGACTTGGGGGCAACAGCGTCCAAGTTGCCAATGTACAGACGCGCATAGCTGCTTGTGCTGCACTTTGCACGCAGATAGACGCGCTGGTTGGCAGCAGTCGTCACAAACATGCAGATTTCCGTCGTTTCCTGCGACGCGCCGATAGCGGGTGCATACCAATAATCATCAGCCCCTTTGTAGAAGTCACCTTGCAGCTGTACTTGCACATCGTCCTGCGTGTACGCATCGTCGCGCCAATCCATCCTGCCGCTGCCTTGCGGACTGCTGCCCGTAGGTGTTGCAGGCTGGTCGAAGCTGTTCTTGTAGATAGACTTTGAAGCAGGGCCGGGTGCTCCACTGCCGTTGCTCGTCTTTGCAATGGGCACTGTTTCGCTGTCGTGCGTCATCGTGCCTTTCTTTAGCAGCACGCTGATACTGTTGTTCACGTTGGCAATAGTGCCGTTGACAGTGAACGTACAGCCGTAGGACTGTGGTGTAGGCGTTATCGTGCTGCCTGCATTGGCTGTGACGGTCAGCGAAAGTCCGAACACGTTGCTGCCGTTGTAGTCGCTTATCCTTGTGCGCTCCCCGCTTTGCGAAGTACGCCAAATCTCCACCGTCACTGTTTCCGTTGACTTGCCGTTGACAAGTCCTGTGCTGCTGTTGTAAGTAAGAGCAGCAGGCGAAATGACTGCATCAAACTTGTCAAGCCCACGTAGCTTCTTAAGCGTGAGTATCTTAGTGTACGGCTTGCCGTTGTACGTTGCCATGACTTTTACCTGTCCCTGCGACGCGCTTAACCCGTTGACACGCAAGTAGCCGCCGCTTGTTATCCATGCTGCCGTTGGATAGCTTGAACGCGAGTAGCTGCTGCTTGTAGCGTCGCCGCCGTTCATCACGGTAACGCCCGAACAGTCCGCGCTAACAATGCTCCACGTTATGCCGCTCGTAACCTTTGTAGGCCCACTGTACAGCGAGCCGTAGCTTTCCACAACAGCACTGATGGGCGTATCGTCGCTGTCATACAAAATGCTGTCGTTCTCGTTGTCAAGGTCAAGGACTACGCTGTCGCTGCCTTTGCTGCCGTCCGTTGTCTTGCTGATAGGAACAGTTTCAGCGTCGAGCATTTGGTTGTTCGCGTCAAGCAGCTCAAAGCGATACTGCACGTATGCGCTTGCAGAAAGCGAGCGCGTTGCTCCGCTGTTGTACTGCCCGCTGCCTGTGCCGTCCGTAATGCTGTTAGGCCCATATTCCGTACTGCCGTTTGTATAGTAGTAACGCAGCTTCAGCGCGTAGTCAGAAAGCTTCTCAACGAGCGAGCGCGTGCCGTTCTGTGCCGTGCGGTACACCTTTACCACGACATTCTGCGAAGCTCCAGTACCCTTTGTCGTGTTGTACGTCAAAGCGTTTGGCGTACAGATGATTTCGTACTTGTCAACGCCTACAAGCTTTTTCAGCGTCAGCTTTGCGTAATAGTATTCGCCATTGTACTTTGCACGCGCCTTGCAGCTGCCCGATACTGCTGACATAGCAGTTACGGTAACAAGGCCGCTGTTGTCAATGTCTGCGGTACAGCCTACCTTATCCACGCAGTCCCACTCCGTAACGTCATCCGTCTTATCCTCGCCGCCAACGAGCAAGTGGGCTTGCGAAGTGACGTTGCCCGAAATAAGCGTGCTGCCCGTTCCGTCGTACAGCATACTGTCGTTTTCGTTGTCAAGGTCGAGCACGACACCGCCAGGCCCTACGTCGCCGTCCTCTACTTTGTCAAAGGGTACAGTCTCGCGGTCTATCTCCGCATTTGACTTAAGCAGCACGACGGCAAAGTTCGTATGCTCTTTTGCAAACTGTGCTGTAAGGTTGACAGTTGCAACGCCCGTCGTTTGGTTGATTGTCAGCTGCCCTTTGTCAGCAGATACACCGTTAGGGTACATCCATAGCGTCAAGCCATAGACGGACAACGCTGTTGCTGTGCTCACGCCCAGCTGTGTGCGCGTGCCGTTCTGCCCGGTACGCCACACCTTTACTTTGACGCTTGCCGTTGACAGCGTTTCCTTTGTCTCGTTAAAGGACACTGCTGTATGGTCAAGCTCCAGCTCGTACTTATCCACGCCGACAAGCTTCTTTACAGTGAAGCGTGCCGTGTAAGGCACGTTATTGTACGTACACTGAACAATGACGTAGCCCGAATATGTGTTGCCGCTAAAAGCACTCACGGTAAGCGTGCTGCTGCCGCTTGGAATAGCGGCAGTAAGGAATGAGCTCTTTTCCTTGATAGTGAACGCAGACAGTCCGCTCGTAACGCGCTGTCCGTTGCTGTAAAGGTAGATGTTCGTAGATACGCTGCCGCTGACAAGGTTTCCTGCCCCGTCATACAGCATGCTGTCATTTTCGTTATCAAGGTCAATGTACGTCGCGCCCTTGCCGTCAATGCCCTTTACTGCGCTGACATGATAGTGCGTGTCCGAGCTGTTGTCGTTATACGTGATAACTGTCCTGTTCCATTGGTAACGCTTTGCCTCGGTAGGAGCTGCTGCGTGCTGCTCGTCCGTCCAGTCCGCTGCGGCAATGTCGCTTGGGTAGCTACGGTCGCCATCTGGCTTCCCGTAGGCACTGATAGCATACGATTCAACAATGCTTGCAATGCCCTTTGCAAAGTTGCCGATACAGATAGCCTGCGTTACATAGCGGTTTCCTCGGCTGTCCGCACTGATCTCGAAGTTCCACAAATAAGGCTGCTCGTTGGTCGTTTGCTGTCTCTGCTGCGACCAAGAAGTAGTAATCGTCTGTCCGTTGACATACGTGCCCGGTGTCGGTGCTCCTTCGGGCGGTGTCGTTGCGCTGTCGCCAATAGCCCAGTATTCCTGACAGCCCGCATAATACGCTCCAACGCCAACCTGTGACACGCTGTAGCTGTCCGTTGCTGCACCGTCGCTGTAAACGATGTGCGTCTTAGTGTAAAGCCAATAGCCGTCAGTAAGCGTTGAGGGGAACGCCCCCCAATTGGTAATCGTTGCAGGGTCAACAGACGTTGCCTGCTGACTGTAGGTAACGGTGCTGCTTTGTATGCCCTTACCGTCAATACCCATGCGGGCAACGGAATACGCATTTGTTTCCGTGCCGTCACTGTAACGCACATACACCCACGTCCATAAGTACAAGCCGTTATCGACAGCTGGAACAGTTGACTGCCAGCCGCTGGTAGGATGCGAAGTACCCGACGTGCTCTTTGCGTAGCGCGTTATTGTCTGCTGTATAGTTACGCCCGTTCCTGCCTTACCGTCCTGCGGTGCCCAACGAACGGTGAACGCTCCTTTTATCCTCATACGCTTCTGCTTTTATTGCTTACTCATTTAGTAATTGTTCATCACCTCGCGGGCTGCTGCTGCACATTCCTTGCGGAACTCGCAGAACTCGCCAAACTCGCGCAGGTGTTCCGTGTCGAGCAGTTCCTTGAACTTTGCCCAACTTGTGGCTTCCTTTGCTGCTGTGCGCACATCTTCGACGGCATTCATCAGCAGCCCGAACTCGTCCTTGGGCGCAAAGCCTGCTTCAATGAGCTGCGACTTGATGTGCCCATAGTCGATGTTCGTGTCGATTTCCACTTGCAGGTACGAATAGCCGGGAGTGCTGCCACCCTCGCCGTCTGCCTGCGCTTCCTCCTTGATGTCAAGGCACACAATGCGCGATTCCTTGTCATACACTTGCGGACGCTCTGCGCTCCACTTTCTTTGCAAATTACCTGTAATCATAGCTTGCTTCTCCTATTGTTAATTGTTACACATGCTACTTGAAGTCCACTGGCTCTTTCGTGTCCTCAAAGACTGCCTTGCCCTCAAGCTCCACAATCTTGCGACCGTCAACTTCCAGTATTTCCGTTCTCTTATAGTCAACGCCGTAGTGCATGCTGCCGTTGTCGATGAACACAGTACGCAGACGCGTAACATGATTGCGCGTCATGTCTTGAAAGAATGTCTTTATCTCAACAGCATTGACGATAAGCTTGTACGTGTCGCCCATGAACTGCACACGCACAGCATAACGCCCTTCGCCCTGCGACGTTTTTACGTTGGCTACCCACTTGTCCGATTCCACGGGCTTGTTAAGCAGCATTTGCATCCCTATACGCGGCGCTTCAAAGAATGGAGCACCGTTTGCATCCACGCGCTCCGTGCGCTTGATGCCGCTGTTGCCGTAGCTTACTGCCATTGTCTTTTTGTTGTTCTTGAATTTTGTTATTTTTCTTCCTGTCTTTTGCATCCACATACGCTTGCAGTGCGAGTTACCCCACTTTAGCATACCCCATGCGGCATCGTCAAGCTCACGCAGACGACGCGCATTTGTCACGTTTGAGCGACGATGCAGCCAGTGCTTCTTGTCGCTCTTTCGCCAAAACATGTCGTTACGCGTGCCGTAATACACGAAGCCCATCATATCCACGCCCTCATGCACACGATGCACCTTTGGCTCATGCAGCACAAAGCCGCGTTGCTGCAAGTATTTTGCAGCACGCTTCATCTTACGCTTTACTTCGCCCTTTGTCGCTCCCGTAAACATGAAGTCGTCAAGATAGCGCACGTAGTCCGCTGCATGTACGTCCTCCAGCATAAAGTGGTCAAAGGGACACAGTACAAGGTTTCCCGTGCTTTGACTTGGGCGTATGCCCAGCGGTATGCCCCTGCCGTCGGGCGCAAAACGCTCAAACGGCTCTGCAAAAGCGTCCACAAACTCTGCATCCTTAAACAGTCGCTCCAGCCCGCCGCGTATCAGCGTGTGCTGTATGTTGTCATAGTATTTGCAGATGTCGCCTTGCCCGTACCAGCGTACCTGTCCGCGATACTTGCGCAGGTTTCGCTTTATTTGCAAGGCACACGCTATCTGCCCATACCCCTTACGGCTCGCGTATGTGTGCCGTATTAAGCTTCTGTCTATTCTCCTTTCAGCTGCCATTGTCAGCAGTTGGTGCTCAATATGCGAGGGGTGGAAAAACAGCTTTGCAATGTCACGCAGCTTGTCTTGACCGCTTACCCGCTGCTCGTGCATGTACTTGTCAGTGCGCATCCTGCGCTCCAGCACCATTTGCTGAATCTCGCACAGGTTTTTCATGCGCACGGCAATATGCCGACGCACACCGGGATTGCGGCTCTTGCGCTTCGTGGCAACGTTTTCCGCTTCCACAATGTTATGCCATTGAGCCATCTGCTCGTATATGTAGCCTACTCTTTTCATTCCAATCTTCGCTTGCTATCGTTTCTGTGTGAAGCTTTCAACTTCCGCTTTGCAGCGGATTTACTAACGTCACGGGCGGCAGTGCTGACACTGATTCCGCGCAAGGTGAATGTTGTTCCGACCAACACGTGCTATACATACGCGCACGCTGCCGTGGCTCGTGGTATTCGGGTGCGTTCCCATGACGCAGTACTGACACCCTTATGTTTTTTGCAGCAGCTTTGTTACGGCTGCTGTGTAACGTAGTTAGGCGAGCCGAGTAGTTCGCGTTCGAGTTCGACCAAGCGTTGTTCGAGTTCGCATAAGCGAGACCGCAATTCGCACCGTTGTTCGAGTTGCCGCCGAACATCCACAGCTCAAATACCACTATACCAACCATTGGAGATATGGCTTTTGTTTATTTTTCTTTGTTACAAAGTTTGTTCTTAGGATTTTGCTTTTTAAGCAAGGGCAGGGGGCGCACCCCCTGCACCCCGCCTACGCGGCAAGTTCTTTCAGACGATTCGCCGAAACTTTATTCAGACTACCATAGTAAGCAAGGCGAGCCGAGAAGTGCGCGTCCGAGATCGACCAAGCGTTGTACGAGTACGCAACAGCGAGACCGCAACTCGCACCGCTGCTCGAGTCGCCGCCGCACAGCCACAGCTGACCCGCAGCGTCGTAGGAATAATAGTCACCGTAGGACACGCCCGACAAAGATTCTTTCGGTATCATGTACACGCCCTGTCCTTCCTTGCTTGCGATAATGTTCATGCCCCATACTGCGCTCGTAGGACGAGTGAGCAGCACATGCTCAATGTTCGCAAACGTTTCAGCCGTAGGCGTGCCGTTTGGCACAATGTTACTACGCCAGCAGTAAACGTCAAGACCGACGGAGCAAAGTCCGCCCATCATTTCCCAATACTGGCCATAAGGATTCTCGAAGCCTGCGACGTTCACACCATGCACAGTATCATCGTTGCTATCCAGCACAGCAGCTTTGCCGTCGTAGTCACCCAAAGACAGCGTGTGTCCCGTCTTGATGTAACGCTGCACGGCAAACTTGTCGCTGCCCGTGCTTTCAGTTCCGTCCAGCCCAACACCCCAAACGAGCGTCCCGTCCGTCGTCTTTGCGTTTTGGCAGTCGCGATAGGCATACTTGCTCATCATGTGGAACAACAGGTAGTTACGGAAGTCAAGATTTGCCAGTCCGTGGTTCTTACTACGCAGCTGCGCGTTTTCCCAGAAGCCGCGCACAGTGCGCGTATTGGCAGGCACTAAGCCGGGCAGTGAGCGCATGACAGCACTTGCACCGCTGCCAATAAAAGTTGCCTTGAACTTACCGACAACCTGTTGCGGGATAATGAAGCCGCCTGGCAGCGGAACGAGAGAGAGCCACAGACGCAGGATAGTGACGTTGTTCACCACAACCGTCTGCACGCGTCCGTAGGTAGTAGGGATAATCTTCATGAAGTCGCAGTGTGCAAAGTCGCTTACTACCGTGCCGTCTGCGTTAAGCAGGTAGTCGCCTTCTGCTGTGTAGCGGCAGTCGTTGCGGTTCAGCTCGCAGAAGTTGCCTTGCGCGTCCATAAGTATGCTGACACCTGCATCTTCCCACAGCTGCCGCATGTTCATGTTTCCTCCCACATCGACACGGGTACTGCCAAGGCTCGAAGCTTTGTTCACGTCGATGTAGAAAGCCAAGTTGTTCAGCACCTCTTCGTCGTTGTCGTTAAGATGCCTGCGAAAGTTAGCCATTGTCATTTGGCCAACAACCCCGCCGAAGTTACCAAAAATGCTGTTCGTGTCAGCCATTTCGTTAACATACGGCTTGTCAACAAGTTTTTTACTCATTTGCTTTCTTGATATTGTTAGACATAAAATTTCCCTTAGAAGTCTGCCGTAACCTGCACGTCCGCGTCAGCGTGATATGCACCCTCGCCGCTGCCTACAACGCAGTCGTCGGGAGTAATAGTTACTGTGCTGCCAGTGCCGCTTGTCTTAATCTCGCCAACAGCGTTGAACACCTGCCACGCGTAGGACACTGCACCCGTGTATGCTACGCCGTTGCGCGTAACGGACAGCGTATAGACAGCGTTATGCCCGATGCCCACGTAGTTGCTGCCTGCGTTGGTTGGCACGTACTGTATCTGGTACTCGTCCGCAATGTCGTTGATGCGCTGGCTGTCCTGCGCAACAGCGTTGCCGTTGAGGAACAGCTTCGCAATGAAGATACTGCCACCTTCAACCATTGCGCGTGTGACAGTAAGCGTGCTGTTCGTCTGCCCGCTGATTTCCACGCCGTCCTGATACCACTTAAGCGTATATCCGTTACTGCCCACAGCAACAGCTTCCGTGCCGTACATACCCACAGCAGTAAGCGTTGCTGTCGTGTGCGTCTCGTCAAGCTCCACGCGGTTTGTCGTAATCTGCAAGATGTGGCTGTCTGATCCAGCCGTCTGTACAAGTACGTCAACACTGCCCTGCACCTTGTCCGAACATGCGTTGCTCACGTAGCTCACTTCGTAGGCAATCTGCTTGTTGGCAATCTCTGTCTTGCTTGCCAAGTTCTTAACCACTTTCAGCTCATAGTAGCTGCCGTTGATGCGTGCTTGGAAAGCGTCATTGTTCGTAGCTGTAACCCACGTGCTGCCGTTGTACGTGAAGTTAAGGGTCAAGCCGTTGTAAGCCCACGTTACGCCCGTAATCTCCGCAGGATAGCCAGCGGACGAGCGCACGCCAAGCTGTACGATAGGCTGTGCGTTAAGCACCGCAGTCTGTGCGCCACCGCTCTTGCCCGTCGCGTCCCAATCGGGCGATACTATGCCGCTCGTCGGGTCAACGACTTGGAATAGGGCTGCACCATCACCGTTGCGGTTGATGATGTTGCGCGTGACAAACACCTGGTCTCCGTTACGTAGGAAGCGGACGGAGAAAGCCGCGCCTGTTCTACTCATGCTTATTGTTATTTTACTTTACTTAGTTTGTTCAACTCATTCTTTAGCTCTGCAAGGGTAAGCAGAACACCGTCGAGGGAAGCAGCTGCCACTTGTATGTCGCTGTCAACCATACGCAGCTCGTTTTCGTTGACAACCATTTTGCTGCCGTTGAGCGTAGTCTGATGCAAGTGCGGGTTGATGCCTGCATTCTTGCCTTTCACTGTGTCTATGATACTGTACAGCATGTTCGTTTTGCTTTATGTTAGTCAATGAGATACTCGCCGTTTTCGTCCGTCAGCACAGCGTTACTTTCGTCAAGGCACAGCTCGCGGGCTGCGTGCGCATTACAGTCAAACCACTGGTCAAAGAAGCTGTCGTTGACAGTCGTGCCAATGTCAAGGTCGGCAATGGCTGCAAGGATATTCTCGCCGCGCTGCCATATCTTTTCAGCAGCATACTTCCAAACTCCGTTGTCGTTGTACTTTGCCTGCGTGTACCACTGTATGAGGTAGTACAGCTCCGGGTAGTCAACAACATTGTCGCCCGTGTTGAGCAGCACTTGGTTTTGGTACACCTTCATTGCAGGCGTGATGTCTGCTCCGCGTAGCGGCTTGCCGCCCGTGGGCATCGTTGTGGAAGTATGCAGGCCAATGGTACAGCGTGCTACGATGTTGCCGCTCTGTAAGAACTGCACTTCGTACTCCCCTTTCGCTATCATGCGCATGTCGAACTTGACAAGCGGATAGGTAGCGGCAAGCAGCTCGGGAGCTGCTTCGCTGTTGGGCGTTAATGCCGCGCTGCTGCCCAAACGCACGACGCGCATAGTAGTACCGCTTGGCAATGCCGTAAGCTCTACTGTGCCGCTTGTAAGCAGCACGTTCACGCTTTGCTCGTAGCATTTGCCGTCCACATAGTCGGCGCGTGTGCCCTGCACGGCTATTCCACGCGCTACCTTGTAGTCGTACAGCAGCAGCAAGTCATAGAATGGGTCATACGTAATGTTTGGCTTGTCAACGCAGCAGCTCAAAACGTCAGAGCCTCTGTCAGTGCAGGACAACGCTATTTCGTCGCTCTCCACGTTGTACGGAATGCCCGTGCGCCAATCAAGGAACTTGCCCTTGAAAGTAAGCACAGCCTTTGCGCTTGCAGGCAGGTTTTTCTTCACTCGCAGCATGCCGCGCGTGTCGCTCGCACTTGTGTCAATCTCGTAGTCCGTGCCAGCAGTCCACACGTCCGCAATAGGCTCGCCGTCCACAAACCACTGCAAGTCGCCTGCGTTGATAGACAGAAATTCGTTTGCAGCGCCGCGATGGAATACGCCGTCAGGATCGTTGGCACGTACTTCGGGCAGTATCATCGTAGGCGTTGCTGTGCGGTCGGGCTCGTATTCGGGTGGGGAAACGAGCGAGTTCACTGTCTGTGCTGCTGGCGACATCGGGGTAAGGCATACCAAGTGACAGCTTGTAGTAAGCGGCTGAAACTTCACTCGCGTATGCGTCCTTTGTGATGTAAATGTATTCTCGTTCATATAGAAATGTTGTTTTGTTCTTTAGCTGAAATAATCTGCTGTTGCGCGTGCTGTCGCTCCTGTCGCTTCGTTTGTTGCCAAGACATAGAAAGTTGAGACGAGCTTGTGGATGCCGTCAATGCCAAGGTCGTTGAAGCTTATCTGGAACGGATTGGTAACGCTTGTATGCGAAGCGTTCCAAACAGCGTCACTTGCAGCGTCGCCGCTGTTGCGCGTGACGGCATAGTGCGTAAACTGCTCCGTCACGTCCTCCCCGTAGCCGTTAAGGATAGTCACGGCAACGTCCTCTGTTTCGCCCGGTGCAAGCGAGCCGCCAAGCGACTGCTCTGTGAAGCAGCGGAAAGCGATACGCTCAAACTGGTCTATCTGCCCAAAGATATAGGCATTTCCGAACACTTGTCCGTAGCCGTGGAAAACCTTTGTGTATGGCCGTCCGCTGCTGTCTATTGCAGGCATGGAGAAGCCTTCCAAGTGTCCGTGTATCTCGTAGTAGTTCGACGGCTGGAACTCCCACGTGCTCACGCCCGTAAGCGAAAGCGAGTATTCCGTCGTGGAGTACTTGAAAGCCTGCCGTTCCGTATTCTCGATGTTGCCGCGACCTGCAAAGTGCATACCCTCAAACGGGTGGAAGCCGTTACCGCCTTCAAGCGTACTGCGTAGCACATACGTAAAGTTTTCGTTATGCGCTCCGCTGACACCCGTTATTTGGAAGTACACAGTCTTAAAGCCTGCAAACGTGAAGTTACCTATGTTGTCGTCGCTGTTTGCGTTTGCGTTGCCACTTTGGTCGTGCCAAATGCCCATGCAAAGGTCGCCCACTGCAATAGCTCCTATCTCGCCATCGTCCAGCTTAAGCGTGCCGCTGCCCGTCTCTGCACCCGTGCTGTCGGGCGTGACAGTCTCGATAATGCCACCGCCAAACGTGTCAAAGCGGATGCCTATGTAGATGCTGACCTTGTTGAAACGCAGTTCGGGCACTTCCAGCCATTCCCACAGCGTGAGCGAGCGTAGCTCTGCGTGTCCTCTGCCGTCAAGCTTACCGCCAATACCAAGTAGTCCAGGCACAAAAGCCTGTCCCAGCTGCAAGCCCTCGTTGTGCTGCGACTGCTGCTCAAACGTGATGCGTCCGCGTGCAATGTCCGAAACGTCCTTGCGTAGGAACTGCGCAAGCTGCCTGCGTGCAGAAAACACGTTGCTGTCGCTTGCTGGCGTGCTGTCGCCAACAGCTATCACGTACACGCTGCTCCCGCCGCTGCTGTTGCCGCCAATGTAGCTTACTCCGTTGACGGTTAGCTGCTGCACCTGCTTTTCCACGTTGCTAAGACGCGAGTATTCCGCGTTTTCGCCCACGATATACTGTGCGCTGTCATACGTGTAGTCCAGCTTCAGCTCGTAGCCGATTACGCGGCTGCTCCTGCCTTGCGGGAAATACTGCGTGTTGACGAGCTTGATTTTCTTGCCCAAGTCAAACGTGCGTGCCGTAACGTTGTCCGCTACCCAGTCGCTGAAAAGCGTGCAGTTGTACGTGTTTGGGTCTATGCGCGTCTTTTCAAGCCACTGCACAGCTTTGTCGTACAGCTCCATTTCGGCATTCTGTATGATACCCGTGCTTGCCATCTTGGAAGCGTCCCAGCCGTACAGCACAAACTCGTCGTCGGGTGCAGGGCAAATAAGGCTGTCGGGCAGCAAGCGCCCGTAGTCCTCGTTGGCAACTATCTCGTAGTACTTATCCTTGTCGCTGTACTGACATTCAAAGTCCAAGCCGTTCATGCGCCCGCTGGTAAACTGTATGTGGAGCGTATGCCCTTCAAGTATCAAGTCCGTGCTGAAATTGAAGCCGCTCTTGTCAGTCACGCGGTAGAACGTCTGCACCTCGCCCGTTTCCTTGCCGTCCTCGTCAACGACGGGCTTGTCATACGTTGTCACGACACCTACAACACATTGCGTCCGTGGGTAAACGTCGTCAAAGACGATAACCGTTTCTACCGCCTGTTCCTCGTTCTCCACGTTTGCTGCCTGCACATAGCCATGAGGACAAAGGGGCTGTCCTTGGTTGTTAAGCAGCGGCAGCATCAAGCGTTTCTGTATGACACCGTTTCGGGTAATGTCCGCTGACGTGTCCTTACGGTAGTCAGTAGGCAGGTTGCGGTCAGAGCCGAAAGCATACACACGCGTCGCATACTCCCCGCTGCTTTGCGAGCTTGACATTGTTGCCACGTTGTCGCCCAGCTCAAAAGTCTGTTCATCCGTTCCAAGCTCGCAGCGTCCAAAGTTTATGCAGTTATCCGTAACCCACCACTCACATTCAAACGCTTCCGCAATGGCTGTAAGTGCGTCGATGATATTTGTGTTGTCATACGTTATCAGCTTTGCTGCATTCACGTCGCCCGTGAAGTGCGCAAGGCTGTAGACATAGTCCGTCGTGCCGTTGTACTTGTAGCTGCTGCTGACAGTACCAAGTTGGTTGATGCAGCGCAAAGCGACTTGTATATGCACGCTGATAGCAGCGGTAAGCGAGAAGCTTGTTTCCGTCGCTGCACTTTCGGGTACGTACTTACACTTTTTGTTTTTCCACTTCCAGTAGTACGCATCCAAGCGAAGCTCGTAGTCATAGCCGCCCGATTTCGCGTTGAACGTAGGCGAGTATGGGTCAACAAGCTCAAAGCGTCCAAAGCCCTCGATGTCGCAGTAGTCGCCCACCTTGAAATAGACGGGCTCTGCCGTCGTAAACGCAAGCTGCACGTAATGCTCGCTCATTAGTTCCCGGTGAACTAACGAGCCAGCATTAAGCACGGAGCTGAAAACGTTGCTTACAACACCGCTGCTGTTCCTGCGTTTTATCGTAAAGTTTTCAATCATTTACTGCTGCCTTTGGATTGGGCTCTGTGAATTTGAGCGTAAAGATACCCTTTTTCAAGCCGTAATTTCCGTATTTTGTGCAGCTCGTGTAAACAAGTTTATACGTTCTATTGTTTAAGGCGGGAACACGCAGCGAAAACAGCCCTTTCGTGATAGCAGCAAGGAAACTTTCGTAGTTCTGCAAGTATGCAGCCTGCGTCGCTCCCTCAATCATTACTTGCAGCTGCACTTCGCGCTTGTCAAGCTTCGTGTTCTGCTCATTGGCTACGACGCGGATGCCGTGCTCCAAGCGCGAGTTGTTACTGATGTACTGCTTTGTCGGGGCTGGAGTAAGCAGTGCTTCGTACCAGCCGCGAATGAACGTTGCCCCGTAGTTGGCAACGTCCACGTCGTTGATGTATGCTTGTCCGCTTATCATACTTCTTACTTTTTGTTTACGTTCTTTACTGCGTTGTAAATCTTTTCTATCACTGTTGCCATGTCGGGCAGCGGTTCAGTGTGCATGTCTATATTCTGCAAGTGCGTAAGGCTTTCAAGCTGCACGTCCAGCAGTTCCGAAACATTACCTTGTATCTGCTGTGTGTACTGCTTCAAAGCAGAAACATCAGCCGTTACAAATGTCAGCAGCTCGTTACGCTGCACGCTTAAGTCAAGCAGCTGCAAGCCGCACTCATACAAGGCCGTGAAGCGCCCGTTAAGCTCTTCCGCTGTGTCCTGTGACATCGTTTGCCATGACTTGCTGCTCGCTTCCTGCTCAAACTGCTGTTCGTCAGAAGTGGAAGCGATAATGCCTGCGTCGCGCAAGTCCTCCACTTGCTGCTGTGCTTTCTTAACATAGTTGTCGTACTCCTGCCTTAGCTGCTCCAGCTGACGCGCATACGTAGCGTTGTCTATCTCTCCATTGTTGCGCCGCTCGTTAAGCTTTGCAAGCCGTTCATACCAACTGTTCAAGTCCTGCTGGAAGCTCTCGCCAATAAGGTTGTTGATAACCATTTTATTGACCATATCCTGCCAGCTTTTTGATATGTCGTCGAACACATCTTCCGACTTGTTGGCAAGCTCATACAGCGAGTTAAGGAAGCTGTCAAACACGTTGTCGGAAGTTGTAGTGGTAAGCTTTTCCCAGGTTGCCTGCTGCACTTCCTCCATTGCCTTGCCTGCTTCAATGAACTGTTCGAGATACTTCTGTGCTTCGCCATGCAGCGACTGCCAAAACTTGGTGTTGCTGTACTTTAGTTTTTCAAGCTCACGCCAGTCTAAATTAAACAAGTTATCCACGCTTCCACCACCATAAAAGGTTCTTCCAAAAAAGTTATAGCTTTGCACACCAACTTGCTTTGCAATATCGGGGTTGTTTGCTACAAGTGCGCCCCAATCCGTATCTTCATTGACGTTGTAACCATTGGAATGCGAAAACCATCCAGCGCCGCTCCCTGCCCAGCCGCGATAAATCTCTGCTGCTGCTGCTTGCGCGTTTTTTAATCCCTGCATCGTTTCCTTCTGCAAGTTAAGCAAGTCACCGCCATACGCCTTTTCCATGAGTTGCTTTTCGTACTTCAGGTTATCCTCCCAAGTGTTGAGGATATGCCCCCACTTATCCACAGCTTCCTCGTATGCGCTGTTGTCTGCACCACCGCCAAACAAGCTTGCAACACCTTCCGCAAGTCCTGTAAAGATACTGCCTACAATGTTGCCCACGCCCTTGATAGCGGATGCAATGATTTCGGGCAGCTGTGACAGCACAGCTTCCAGCACATCGGCAACCTTTGCAAGCAAATCGTCTATGAACTTTGCGGGTTCTGTTCCGAGTATGTCTATAATTTGCAGGATAGCACCAACAAGACCGCCTATCTGCTTGCCTGCTTCGCCAAACAGCTCTCCAAAGTTCGTTGCCACTTCATCGTTGCTGCCGCTAATCTTCTTTATGATATTGCCTACAGCAGTGGCAAAGCCCGACAAAGAGCCGGACGTTATCTGCCCAAGTATGGTGTTGAAGTTGTTGAAGCCTTTGGCAACGCTTTCCGTCTTAGTGCGCAAATCCTCCTGCGACTCCACGTATTCCGTCTGCGCATCGTTGACGGCTGTTCCTGCTTCGTCCAGCTGCTTGCGTAGTTGTGCAACATTATCCTGCAAGCCTTTATTTGTCGGGTTGCTTGCAGCAGCCTGTTCCGCTTGCGTCAGCTGCTCGCGTATCTGCTCTGCACGCTCGTTTGCCTTGTTAAGGTTCAATACGCTGTTGCGATAACGCTGTGCTGCATCACCAATCTCTTTCCACACTTGCCCGCTGAAAGGATTGCTTGCGCTTATGCCGCCAGCGTCAACAAGCTGTGTGCGTAGCTCTTGATATGTCTTTTTGTCCGTAGGGGAAAGTTTCTTGTACTCGTCAGTTTTCATGTAGTCACTGACTTTTTTCAACGTTTCCTGTGCTATGCCTTGCAGCACGTTACCCACACCGCTGAACATCTGTCCCCAATTTATGTTCTGTGCGAGGTTTTGCGCGTTCATCTGTGCAAGGCGCGACTGCTTTTCAGCTTCCAGTGCCTTGCGTCTGTATTCGTCCTGCTCCTTGGCAATCTTTTCGTCGTACTCCTTGGCAATAGCGTACTTCTGCTGCTGTATAGAGCCGTACTGCTTTAGGTAGTCAAGCATAGATGCAAGCTCTGCCCTTTGCCGTTCCTGCTCTATGGCTGCAATGTCCGCGTTCTGCTTTGCGTTGATTGCTACGATTGCGTCCGCTGCCTGCTGTTGCAGCTGTGCGCGTCGCTCCGTGTACTGCTGCTCATTCAATCCGCTCTTACCGCCTTTGTAGCTTGCGTCAAGGTCTGCAACGGCTTCGTCACTTGCCTTCTGTACTGCACGCCTGTCTGCTTCCGCTTGCAGCGCAATACGCTCACGCATCAGCTGCTCCCAACGTTTTGTTCCTTCCTTTTCTGCTTCCAGCTCACGCTCCACGCGCTCCTGTGTAAGCTTCAGCAGCTCGTCGTTAAGCTCCGCAGCGGACTTGTATTTTGGCTCGTTCTTTACTGTAGGCTTGTCGCGTGTGTCCTTGTCAGGGTCGTTTGGGTCGTAAGTCTTTACCTTAAGCCCGTCAAGAATAGCCTGCGCCTGCTCGTTCATTTCGTCACGCTCCTTGCGTAGTGCTTCTGCGGACTTTTCCGCTGCTTCCATAGCACGGCGGTTAAGCTCGCGCACACCTTCCTCGCTAAGATAGAAATCATCCGAGAAGATGCCACCTACCATGTTTGCGTACTGCGTGTCGCCAATATGGTTCTTGAAGCCAGCATACGCGGGGAAAAGCTCTTTGAACTTGCTTTCGCTTATCTTGTCACCTACCTTGTATTCCTGTCCTGCAAGCGCATCATTGTACAGCTTTGTAATCTGGGCAGCATAGGCAGCAGCACGCGCACGCAAGTCGAATGCTTTGATGATTTGGTCTGTGTTCTGCGCAAACACAGTTTCCGTATCGTGAATGTCCTTAAGCTCCAAGCCAAGCTCATGAAACTTGTCCTTGTTGTCCTTTATCCACTTTGTTTTTTCCTTTTCGGACTTTAGCCGTTTGTAGGCGTGCTCCAAGTCGCGGTACTTTTCTATCGAGCTTGTCAGCGTACTGTTGTACGTTTCATAGAAAGCTTTCTGTGCTTCCTGCACGCGCTGCAATTCCTCTTCCGCTTTCTTTGCTTTCTCCGAGCCTATGGCAAAGGCAGCAAGTGCGCCTACAACAGTAATAATGGCAGTGGCAAGTAGCACATACGGGTTTGCTTTGGCAATGGCATTGAAGATACCTTGCGCAACTGTAGCCGCTTTCGTTGCAACAATGTTACGCCCCTTTGCAGCTGTTTCCATGTCAATAGCTTTTGCAGCTGCCCACGTCTGTATTGTGCTGATACCACGCATCAATGCACTTTGCCCTTGAAGCGCATTACCTGCTTCCGTGAGGAAGTTTGTTGCAGCAAGCGAGCCTTGTATGACAGTCTGCGCACGCGCCAATTCTTCCTCGCTCATGCCGAAAGCAGCAGCAGCACCCTCGGCAGCACCAAAGCCTGATATAAGCAAGTTAAGACCTTGCGTTACAGCTGAAAAAGCAGCAGTATCGTTTGCATCGTTCTTAATCTGCTCCTGCACGTCACCGAAAGCGTCTTGCAGGTTAGCAGCTTTTGCGGAAAGCTCGTCAAGCTTCTTTTTTAGTTCCTGCCCCTCTGCACTGGCACGCTCCGCGTCCGTCATTTCGCGCCACTGCAAAGTAAGCATGGTTATCTCGTTACGCAGGTTCATAAGCTCCTGCCGTGGGCTTGTCTGCTTCACTTGCTCATGCGCCTGCGTTGTCTGTTGTGTCTGCTGCTCGTGCTCCTTCAAGCTTGCATTCAGCGCATCCAGCCCTTGACGGGCAAGAGCTTCCTCGTCGCGGTACTCTTGCAGCGACTTCTTAAGCTCGTTGTATTCCTTTGCTATCTTCTGCATGTGCGCCACAACGTTTTCGTTGTAGCCAGCAGCATTCTTGTCAGCTTTGTACTTTCCTTCGCCCGTTTGCGTGACATATCCACCTTCAATTCCACGCGAAGCCCATGCCTTCATGTTCTCGCGTAGCTTTTCCATGCGCTTTTGTGCCGCTTCCTGCTTCTCTACAAGGCTGTCAATCGTCTTTTGCGTGTCAGTAATGGCAGCTTTTATGTCCTTTTGTGCTTCCGCTTCGTCCTTTGCCGACTGCACGTGTTCACGAGCAGCTTCCGTTGCCTGCTCCGTAGCCTGCGTTTGTTCGCGCTGTGCCTGCGTTGCATCAGTGGTAGCTTGCTGTTGCTCGTACTGCGCTTCGTTCGCGCCTTGTAGCGAAGATATAAACGTGTCGTACATGCTTTGCAGCTTGTCAACCGTAGCTGCTGCGTGCTCATGCGCTGCACGCATATCCGCAACGTCCGCAGTCTGCAACCGCAGCGTTTCGCGCTCGCTTTCCAGCTGCTGCTTAAGCTCGTCGAACTCCTTAGAGCCTACAACGGTCTTGCCAAGCTCGCTTTCCAGCTTAGACACAGCGCCCTGCAAGCGCGTTGCTTCCTGCTCCGCGTTCTTAAGCATTTCGGGCGTAGTAGTCAGCTGCTTGTTTGCCTGCGCAATAGCGTCGTTGAGTACCTGCATAGCAGCTTTCGTCTTTGCCGCCAAGTCCTTTTCGCTGCTGTTTGCAA